AAATTTTGGTATTGGAAACTACGGTGGTACAATTACTGGTGTTGCACAAACAAATTTGGACGGAGCGTTGAACGCGGACACTGCTGGTACAGGTGGATTAGGAACTTCAATTACAGTTGACTCAACTACTGGTTTTGATGCTGCTGGCACAATTTTAATAGAAAATGAATTAATTACATATACATCAAAAAACGCTACAAATTTTTTAGGTATTACTAGAGGTACAAATGGAACAGCAACGACTGGTACATCAAACGGACAAGCTCACTCTGATGGAACTTTAGTTCAAAATGCAACACTGTTTTCAGGATTTGGTAGTGCAGTGCAGGCATCTACAGTAACTTTAGAACCAGGTTTGTGGTCATTAAGTAATTTTGGTGAAGTGTTAGTTGCAACAATTGCAAATGGTAAAACATTTACTTGGAATGCAGGAGCTGCTAATCCGACAGGAGTTAGGGCTTCTACAACTACATCAGGATTTGAAACAACAAACAATCCAACTGCAACCCGAGTTACACTAATATCACCAACAACACGTCACTTAATTCATTTTGGTACAGAAGTAACAATTGGTTCACCTACAACTCAAGATGATATGTTTATAAGATTTTCTGTGGATGAGGATATAAATAATTATACACCGGAAGCTACAAATACAGCAGGCACACAAAGACTGCAAGACGGTACAAAAATTATGGGTGCTTTAGTTGCAAAAGAAAATATTCTTGTGTGGACTGACAATGCATTATATGCCATGAAATTTGTCGGTGCACCATTTACATTTGGATTTGAACAAGTAGGTACTAACTGTGGACTCATTGGTAAAAATGCAGCAATTGAAATTGACGGTGTTGCATACTGGATGGGTAACAATGGATTCTTTTCATTTGATGGTACAGTTAATACATTACCGTGTTCTGTTGAAGATTATGTTTACGATGATATTGATACTACAAAAGGCCAACAAATTTGTGCAGGTATAAACAATCTATTTACAGAAGTTATCTGGTGGTATCCAACCGCAAATTCTACATTTAATGATAGGTATGTAGTTTATAATTATGGTCAAGACAATGCTAATCTACCCATGGGTAATTGGTATACTGGTGTAAATACAAACTCTATTAGAACTACATGGATTGATTCTCTTGTATATCCAAAACCATATGCAACAGCTTTTAATAATTCTAACACAGGGACGTTTCCTGTTATCCAAGGTGAAACTGGTTTAGGTCAAACAGTTTTATTTGAACATGAAGTGGGGACCGATCAAATTAATCCTGATGGTAGCACGACAGCCTTAACTTCTTTTGTTGAGTCGTTTAGTTTTTCTTTACAAAAAGATCAGAGTGAGGTGTTTTTAGCTATGCGTAGATTTTTACCTAACTTCAAAGTATTAACTGGTAACAATCAAGTAACTATCTCCGTAAAAGATTTTCCTGCAGATCCAAGCGCTGCAACTACATTAAGTCCTTTTACAATTACATCTAGTACAACTAAAGTAGACACTAGGGCCAGAGGACGTTATGCAAATATTAAAATAGAAAACACAGGGTCTGGTGAATCGTGGAGATTTGGTACGTTTCAAGTAGACCTGCAACCAGATGGAAGGAGAGGATAATGGCAAAAATCGTAGTAAGATTACCAGAACCTAAAAAAGAATATAGTGAAGACAATCAAAGACAAATAAACAGAGCGTTATCTATATTAATAGAACAACTAAACTCAACATATTTAACACAACAAAAAGAAGATCAAGAACGATTTACTTGGTTAGGATTAGGTTAATGGCAAATATATATAAGAACGAAAAAACAAGTCTAACAACTACAGCGCTTACTACTTTATATACAGTGCCATCAAACTCTAGAGCTATTGTAAAATCTTTATTAGTAGCAGAAGACGCTGGTAGTACAGCAGTTATTAAAGTAACTTTAGTAGATGCGGCTGCAGCCATTTTTGTGGTAGATAATGATGTTAATTTAACTGCTAATCAAAAAGAACAAGTATTGAGTGAACCTTTAATTATGAAAGAAAGTGAAATATTAAAGGTGCAAGCAAGTAGTGGTGCGGTAGATGTTATTGCATCTATATTAGAAATAAATAGAGAGGACAGATAATGCCATTTATAGAACAAGAAGAACACTATGAAGATCACGTAATAGACGGTAAAGTAGTTAAGGTTTATAAGCCACGTGTAGAAGTGACCATAAAACACCTTAAAACAGGCCGAGAATATTTATCAGATGCAGAGGCTAAAGAAGACGTAGATAGCCCTGTTACAGATACAACACAAGACGACATATCTAGAAACGTAAATATCGTGGTAGGACCAGGTGCTTTAGGTGGTAAAACTAATATATAGGATCGTTGACGAATGTATAAAAACCTAGTAAATTGTAATACACTCGCCTTTTTACAAGCTTTGCGGACTTGCTTTGATATCAATAATATAAGAAGAAACGTATGGGATTTTTAAAAAAAGTATTCAAACCAGTATCAAAAGTATTAGATAAAATAATACCAAATGAAATTAAACCTTTGTTGCCGTACGCTGCAGCATTTGCGCCAGTATTCGGACCAACAGCTAGCCTGTTTGGTAAAGGTATTATGCAAAGAGCTTTATTGTCTGGTGGTGCTAATATTTTAGGACAGTTGTCCCAAGAAGGCAATGAAGGTGATATTAATTTATTATCAGCGGGAATCGGAGCGCTGACGGGTGCCATGACTAGTCCTGGATTTAAATCTTCTATAGAAGGATTAAGACCAGATAGTTTTAATGAAATGACTCAGTATGGTATGAGAGGAAGTGATTTAGCTCCTTCTAGTTTTTTAGATAAAGCAACAAACGTCGGAATAGATACACTTCAAAAAGGTTCTGATATACTTTTAGCAGGTAGAGATAATCCGTTTAGTAAAGCAGGTCTTAAAGCTGCGTTAGTACCAGCAACAACAGCGACTGGTGATTTAATGTTCGCAGAAGCTAAACGAGCTCAAGATGAATATGATGATATGATGGCTGCTGAGGCAGAAGCAGCGGGAGCTGATGATGCAGCAAGAGCTTTTGCAATCAGACAAGCTATGGAAGCATATGGATTTAGTGAAGATGAAATTGTAGATGCAATTGCAGCAGCAGGATATAAAAAAGGTGGTAGAGTAGGATTTAATATAGGTGGTGATACAGGTGGGGGTTTATTAGACATGTTAAAAGAACGTATCATTGCAGAACCTTTTAAAGGTGAAGAAGGATACATAGAAGAGGGTGTAGACATGGAAGAATTTAAAGAAAGTGAGCCTGAAGAAATTGAATCAGAAGAAACTGAAGAAGGTATATTTAAAATTAAAGATAAACCTATTTTTCTTTTACCTATGGATATGAAAAAAGGTGGTAGAGTAGGACTTAGTGAAGGAGGTGCAGACTTTGGTGGAATCACAGAAGCTGTAGAAACTATTGAACAAAAACCAAAAGAATTTTTAGTAGATAAATTAAAAGTAACTCAAATGCCTGGTCAATCAGAGATGAGAGCTATCATAGAAGCGATGTACAATGACACAGATGGTGTGATGCCTGATGACAGAAAAAAAGAATTTTATGAATTGTACTCGAATCAGATGTATAGAAATGGTGATATGGACAGAGCAGAATTTGAATTTATACAAAAAGAAATATTAGGTAAAGATATGAATCAACCTATCGCTAAAAAAGACGGTGGTTTAATGAACCTTGGTGGTAAAGAAATGGATTTAAGAGGCGGGGGATTTGTACCAATTGGTAAAAAAGAAAGAGCAGATGATGTACCTGCAAGACTTTCTAAAAACGAATTTGTAATGACTGCTGATGCTGTAAGAGCAGCAGGTGGTGGCAGTGTTAATAAAGGTGCAAAGAGAATGTACAATTTAATGCATAATTTGGAGGCTAGAGCATAATGTCAGAAACAGTAACGATAACAAAACCAGCACCGATATTAGAAGGTTCGCTTACAGCCTTTTTAAAATCTGTAGATAAATTAGGTAAAGGTGCAGTACCATCAACTTTTGCTGGTATTGATACATCTAAGTATGCACCTACGGTAGAAGGTCAAACACAATTACAAAAAGATGTTGTAGATAGAGCAAAAGAATTAGATGCTTTAACGGGTCCAGATGCGTTCAAAGCATTTATGTCTCCGTATCAACAAGAAGTTATCGATACAACATTAGCAGAATTTGATAGACAACAAGCAATTGCACAAACAGGTCAAAGAGATCGAGCAATTAGAGCAGGTGCTTTTGGTGGTGCAAGAGAAGGTGTGATGGCAGCAGAAGCAGCACAAGGTGCTGCGATGAATAGAGCAAATTTACAAGCACAATTATTAGCACAAGGATTTCAACAAGCACAACAAGCAGCAGCGGCTGATCTTGCAGCAAGACAAGGATTAGGTCAGTATCAATCTGCACTAGGTCAACAGCAACAAGCTGTGGCACAAGCTCAAAGAGATGCAGATCAAATCGCAGCAAGAGAAGCAGAGTTTGCACCATTCACACAATTAGGTTTAGTTGGTCAACAACTAGCGCAAATTCAACCAGGAGCATTTCCGACTCAGACAGTAGGATATGCCCCGCCAGCAGCACCAGCTAGTCCTATGGCACAATTCTTAGGAGGCGCGGCAGGTATTGGTGGTATTGCAGGTAAATTAGGATTATTTGGATAATGAGCAGAGTATTAAGACGACCTATGTTTAGAGGTGGTAAAGTAGATAGCTACAATACCGGCATTGCCTCTGGATTAGGCGATAACAAAAGAAGAGGTTTTCAATTTGGAGGCTCACCAGCATACCCAGCAGGATTTTCGGCTGTGCCTCAGGGTGGAATCACAGGAGCAGACGTCAAAAAGATGGCTGAGAAAAAAGTATTCTTATCTGGATTTGGTAAAGACACTGCACAATTAAACAGCACATTAAAAGATTTATACATGAATTACATACAAGCACCTTTGGAAAAAGGTGGTAATAGAGCTATCGACTATATGTTTGGTACTGAATTTGAAGACAAAGATGCACCTTTCTTTAAAGATCAAGATGATTTTAGAAGAATTTATGAAAGAGATGTATTACCTTTAGCAAGTAAAATGTCAGCAGAAATGATTCCTCAAATATCTTCTGATGAAGAATATGATGAGGCTTATATGACACCTGAAGAAGTTAAATTAAGAAACAGAGAAAGAATTATGTCAATAACACCAACACCAAGAGAACAAGCTATCCTAGACCAAGAAGGTGCAGATCAAGTTAAGAAAATTATGGATAGAAAAAAAGGTGAAGAAATGCTTGCTGAAGCAAAAGGTGGTGGAAAAGATGCATCTCAAGCTGATTTTGAAATACCTGCAGGTGTTACTGAAATGGAAGGTGAACAAGAAACTGGCACCGATGGAGGTGCAATCGGCTACAAAGAATTAGCTGACAGTTACTTTGAAGCTATGAACGCAGGTGCCGATGAAAGAATGCAACAAAGATTAAAAGACTTAGATGCTAAGTCTGCGGAAAGAATTAAAAAAGCGAGAATCGCGGATCTATCAGACTTAGGTTTAAGTATATTTGCTAAATCACAAAAAGAAGGTGCAACTGTTGGAAGTATGTTAGGTTCTGCAGCTGAAGATTTAATTGCTAAACCAAGCAGAACTGAAAAAGAAAAAGATAGAGCAGATCTAAGAAGAGAAAAACTAGAAGATACTGCAGCTGCTAGAAAAGAAGGAAGATTCGATACTGCTACTCAAATGGCATTTAAAGAAATGATGACAGAAAAAGGATTTGACTTTAAAGATCTACAAAATGAAAGATCAATTAACGCTGCAATGGATAGATTAAAACTACAATTAGAAAGTGCAGAGACTGTTGCAGAGAAGAAAATTATTGCAGCAAGAATTAGAGATTTAGAAATGTTTAAAAATAAACAATTTGCACCAGGTATTACAGAAAAAAATACCCAATACTTAGCAAGTTTAGTTCCTGGAACTAAAGAACATAGAATTGCTATGGCACAGTCTGGATTTGCAAGTAACATATTTAAACAAGCAGAAAATGAAATGGCTGAGTATGGAGAAGGATCAGGATCGGAATATACAGCATCTGACGTTCTTGCAGATGGTCCTCTTTATTATGAAGATTGGGGTGGTTTATGGAAAAACGACGGAACTCAAGGAGATGGTGTTTATTTAATAGAAGCGACATCAGAAATTTTAACAGTTAGAAATGGTGAACCAGTTTCTAGACAAAAAATAAATATAGCCAAACCTAAAGTTAAAACATAATAAGGAGTTTAAATGGGATTAATTCTTGATTTAGGCACTCCAAAAGAAGAAGAGCTTCAAACAGCAGAAAAAGATAACGAGATCAGTACATTTAAATCTGTAATGGCTGGACTTGGATCTGGTCTTTTTAAAATACCTGAAGGTTTCATATCTACAGGTGCAATGTTTTATGATCTATTTAATGACACAGAAAAAGCTGCAGAGGTAGAAAAATATTTTGCAAAAATAAATCCTTTTGATGAAATGGCAGAAGCAACAGCTGCTGGTAAAATAACAGAACTTATTGTTAACATTGGTGTGCCTGGTGGATTTGCAGCCAAAGCTGCATCTAGTATAGCGAGAGCTGGTATTGTTGCATCACAAAGTGGTCGACTTCTTAATCTTGGAACACAAGCAGGTAAAGAAGCAGCAGAAGTTATTGGTAAAAAATTAGCTAAAAAGGCAGCCCCACAACTTACGAAGACAGGTAAAGCAGTTACATTTGGATCTGGAGCATTAGGAGCTGGAGTTGCAGAAGGAATTTTTGTGGCAGATGTAGAAGATGCAGGTACATTTGGAGATTTAGTTGGTGGATTTACAGAACTAGATAGAGATTTAGAAGGAACAGATTACGATCCAGGAAGAGCTTTATTAAACAGATTAAAGTTTGGAACTGAAGGCACTGCATTTGCAGGTGTACTGGGTGGTGCTGATATAGCAATAAAAAAATTAAGAAACAGCGATAATGCAGGCAGAGCCGTGGATGGTAAGCTCAATAGATGGTTAGATAAATGGATTTCACAACCATTTAGAGCTAGAGGAAAGCAAACCAAAGAAGCGTTCATGGGAGAAAGAAAATTATTAGGAGCACAAGCTGCGGATATGAATGCTGCAGAAACGACAATTAGAGAACTAGATAAACAAATTAGTAAACTGTTTCCATTTTTTAAAAGAGCAATTGGTGACAGGGCCGTGGATGGTCAAAGAAGAGCCTTACTTAAAAAGATGAATCAAGTCTTATTATCTAGTGAAAAAAATGCCAATAAGTTAGATCCTATTATTGATACAACAAGAGATGCAGATGGATTACTTATAGAAAAAGTAAGATTTGGTGCAATGAATTCTAAAGCTATGGATGAGTTTGTAGAACAATTATCTAAATTGGGTGCTAAAGCAAATGACATAGAAAATATAAAATTAAATTTAGGTATAATGAGAGAGGGTTGGGGTCGGTTATTTACTTCAATGGGTAAAAGATTAGATGCTGATGGAGCTGCAGAGTTTCAAAAATTGTTTGGAGATAAAGTTACAACTTGGTTAGACTCCACATACGATATTTTTAAAGGTAGAAAATCTAAAATAGGAGAATTATACACACCTACGGCACAAGTTATGGAGGCAGCTAAAGCTTCTTTTAAAGAATTATACAGAAAAAATGTAGGTAAAGAATTATCCGATGCAGCAGCACAACAAGAAGTTTTAAAAGTTTATAATTCTGCTTTTAATGTTAATACAGGAAAACCCAATTTAGAACAAGGTTTTAAGTTAGCATCTAAATCAGATCCATATTTTCAAGTGCCTAATTTTTTTTTAGGAAAATCTATTGCTGATGATGTACTAAAAATGAATGATGTTAATGTATCAGACTTAACAGGAATACAAAAACAAATTATTGAAGACCTGTTTGGTAAGGGCAATGATGCATTTCAAACTATTTTAAATGGTACAACTAAACTTTCAGGTATTGTTAGAAGAAACGAATACTTTGATAATCTTTTAAATGTCTCTAATGAAATGAGAGCTGCAGGTAAAACTCCCACGTTTGCTAATAGTAGGGATGAAGCTGCTAGGTTATTTGGTGGTGTGGAAGGTGTTGATTGGAAAGCGATTACGCCTGTAAGGGCCACGGAAAAGGGAATTAAAGGAGTTGAACCACTTGATCCTCAATTAGATTATAAACAAACACTAAGAGCATTAAAGGGTGAACGTAAACCTATATTAAGAGGTGAAGTGGATATGGAATTACCAATACATAATCCATTACAAACTAAATATGCGTTAGTTGGAACTGTAGACAGCATTGTAAAACCTATAGATGAAATGGCAGCAGGCAGAAGTCTTGGTTCACAGATTTATCAAAATTTAATTTTGTACCCAAAAGCTACTTCACAGATGGCCAAAACAATTCTTTCACCATTTACACACGCAAGAAACTTTATAAGTGCAGGAGCTTTTGCAATGGCCAATGGTATTATCCCATTTAAAGATCCCAAAGCTGTCAAACAAGCTCTTAATGCTTTACAGGTTCCCACACCTGGAGGATTTACAAGAACTGGAGAGGGAAATGAATTTTATCAAAAACTTTTAAAACTTGGAGTGGTAAACTCACAAGTACAACTTGGAGATTTACAAAATTTATTAAGAGATGTTAATTTTGGTGGTATCACAGGAAAGCTTGCGTCTGCTGATAACTTAGCGAGCTATGGTTTAAACAGATTACTTAAAGGATTATCAAGAGTTAAAAAGTTTTCAGAAGATGCCTACACAGCTGAAGATGATTTTTGGAAAATCTTTTCTTTTATAGGTGAAAACAACAGATTACAAAATGCTTTTAGAGATAAAGGGTTGAGAGAAGGAATGAAGTTTCACGATATAGAAGGAGCTAAAAAAGTTAAAGAATTAATTAAATCAGGAATAAGCAGGGCAGACGCGGAAGAAATGGTACCAACAGTAAGGTGGAATGGTAAGGATGATTTCTTCGAAGAACAAGCAGCAGATATTATTAGAAACAATATTCCAAACTATGCTTACGTTTCAGAATTTGTAAAAGGTTTAAGAAAACTACCTTTAGGAAACTTCGTATCGTTTCCTGCAGAAATAATGAGAACAAGTACCAATATTGTATCAAGAGCACTAGATGAAATATTTTATACAACTACTATTAATGGTAAAACTGTAGCTCCATTAAGAAATATTGGATTAAAAAGATTAGGAGGCATGGCATTTACAACAGCTGCAGTACCAACAGGAGTTGTGGCAGGAGCATCAGCGCTTTACGATGTTACAGCCGAGGAGCGTGCAGCGATGAGAAGATTTGTGGCTGATTGGTCTAAAAATTCTACCCTAATTCCAATAAGAGACAAAGAAACAGGTAAATTAAAATACGTAGATTTTTCTCACAGTAATGCATATGACACGATTACAAGACCTATTCAGACTATATTAAATAGAGTGCAGGCGGGAGAGCAAGATAAGAATGGAATGATGGATGATTTTATTATGGGTATAATTGAGTCTACAAAAGAATTAGGATCACCATTTATTAGTGAATCTATTTGGACTCAGGCATTGATGGACATCGCTCCTATCTTAGGTAGAAGTGGTAGAACTCCAGAAGGTTATAAAGTATACGGAGATAGAGATCCTCTAGGAACAAAAATTTCTAAATCAGTTATGCACTTAATTCAATCACAAGCTCCTTTAAACTGGAAACAACTTCAAAGAATTGGTTTATCTATGAAACCCACAGATGATATTGGAAGAATAGATGATAGAGGTAGACAATATGAATTAGGTAATGAAGCAGCTGGTATTCTAGGATTTAGAGCAATTGAAATTGATCCAGAAAAATCTATGGTTTATAAAACCGCAGAATACTCAAGAGCAGCTCGAGAATCTAAAGCTTTATTTTCTAAAACAGCTTTAAGAGGTGGTGTAGTAGAACCAAAAGATTTAATTGATGCATACATTGCTGCTAATCGTGCATTGTTTAATAGTCAAAAACAAATTGTGCAAGATTTAGATGCTGCTAAAATTTTAAAAGGAGACATGAGAGAAATTAGAAGATTTGTTTCAGGTAAGGTAGGTAAGAAAAATTACAATGCTTTAAACAGAGGAATGTTTGTGCCTTACGTTCCATCTAAAAATGTATTTAGAAAATCTAGAGAAATAACAAGAGAAATACAAGAAGTAGATCCTAACTACAGAGATCCATTAAGAGATATACTTCCAACAATTGCAAATATTAGGAGACAATTATTTAGAGCAGACTTACTTGGTGAGTTTCCTGAGATAGAAAACCCTCTAAACATAACCCTAGGAACTCAAATTTTAGACACAATTCAAGCTCCTTTAATAGAGCTAGGATTCCTTGGACAGGGTAACATACC